GGTTCAGGCCGGCGTCGGGGTCGTCGAGGAGCGTCTGCGGCGTCAGGGCCGGCGGCTCGGCGTCGCCGCCGAACTCCGGCGGGGGCGGCACGCCCTCGTCGGCGAACCGGCTCGGCCCGGCGACCGGCTCGGCCCACTCGCCCACCTCGACGAACGCGCGGGCCTTGACCGCCGTCAGGGTGCCGGCGGTCAGGGGGTGCGAGTCAAGCATCGCCACGGCGTCGGCCGCCGTGAGGTGCCGGTCCGGATGGGTGTCCGGAAGGTGCGGGCTCGCGGCGAACCGATCCTGCCGCGCGGCGCGGAGGATGTTCAGCTTTGCCGCACCGGTCCCGGTCGCTTCCAGCCGCCGAATCAGGTCGGCGGCCCACTTCACTCGGTCTGCCACGGTCGGGCCTCCGTCGGGCGGGTAAGGGGCTCGCCGCCCGGGGTGCGGGCGGCGGGAGCGGGTTAGGGGGTCGTGTCCATGAAGAAATAACAGTTCGGCCGCTTGAGCCAGGCGAGCATCGTGTCGCCGCCGATGAACTCGGCGTTCGGCAGGTCCCAGGGCAGCACCTTCGCGTACTCGAACATGCCGTAGGCCATGTCGAGGTTCCCCAGCGCGGCGTCCATCGACGCCTCGGGCTGGAAGCTCTTCGGCACGATGTACGACCCCTCCATGACGCCGTAGGTGTCCGGCGTCGGCTCGGGCGCGAACGTGATCTGGTCGGCCGGGAACGGCTCCTGGATGGCCCCGTTGGTGTCCTCGTTGAACATCATCCACCCGGGGAGCCAGATCAGGTCGAACATGTCCTGCACCGGCCGGCCGGTCGCCTGGAAGGCGTTCAGGACCGACTGGTTGAAGGCGAAGTACGTCTTGATGAAGTCGTTCCGCAGCATATAGCCGGGGATGTTCTCGCCGTAGAAGGCGTACCGCAGCGGCGTCCCGGTCAGCTGCAGCGCCCGCTTCTTCACCTTGATGAGGTGCGAGGGGATGTCCGTCGTGGTGACCGCCCAGCTCGCCCCGACGATCACGTTCCCCGCCGAGTCGAGGAGCGTGCCGGTGTTGCCCGCCGGCACGCCCTGGTCGATCACGGTGGCCGCGCCCGAGGAGTTCGGCAGCAGCTCGCCGGCCGAGTTGAAGTAGAGCTTCCCCGCGGCCGCGAGGTTGTTGTGGACGCAGGCCGTCCGCAGCACGTCGAACCGGGTGCGGAACTCCGTGGTCTGTTCGAGGATCTCCGTCCGCGCCATCGTCTGTGCGGTGTAGCTGCCGGCCTTCCAGTCGAGGAGGACGCGGAGGAACTCCTGCCGGAACCGCACGTTCTCGATCGTGTGGAGCAGAACGATGTCCTGGACCGTCCGCCCCAGGAGCGACACCTGTCGCGGCGGCGAGCCGTACGGCGTGATGCGGGCCGGCTTGCGGTTGCCGCTGTACCGGAAGTTCTTGGCCCGGTCGCCGACGATGCGGTCGGCCGGGCGGACGGCGTAGAAGGCCGGCGGGAGCGGCTTCGGGACGCCGCTCTCCACCTCCTTGATGGCCTGCATCAGGGGGGCGAAGCCGAGCAGGCTCTCCATCGTCACGGGCATCGGAGGACTCCAGGTACGCGGTGGTGGGCGAGGCCCGTGGGGATGGTTAGAACTGGTCGGTGAACGCGAACCCGCCGGTGCCGACGGCGGACATCGAGGCCCGCAACCACGCCTTCGTGCTGGCGTCGGCCGGGTAGTTGATGATCATGTCCGTCCGCAGAATCCCCGCGACCGGGATCTGCGGGAAGTCGGTATCGCCGGCGGTCGGCTGGCTGATCTGCAACCCCCACCCGTCCGGGATGACGGTCCGCGGGACGTGCGAGCCGTCGGTGTCCGCGATGAGGCTCCCCGCCACGAACGCCCCCGGCACGCCGGTCGTCGTCCGCACGACGTTCGCGCCGGTGTTCGACGTGAACATCGTGTCCACCTGCGCGAGCGCCCAGGTGTTCCCCGCGTACCCGGTGCCGCTGTACGTCAGCACGAACCCGAGGTCCGTGTCGGTCGCGGCGATCGCCGTCGCCACGATCCCGCCGACGACGCCGGTGGCCGTGTCGAGGGCGGTGTTCAGGTTCGACAGGAGCGTCGCGTCGGTCGCGCTCCAGGCGACGTTCGGCGTCAGCGCGAACGTCCCGTCCACCTTCTGCACGAGCAGCCGGAGGTTCCCGCCCGTGCCCGCGGTGGACAGGTTGACCGTCTGCACCTCGTTCACGCCGAGGGCGGTGATGGTCAGGGCGCCGGTCACGACGTCCACCGCGCTGTACGTCACGGTCAGCACCCGCACGACGCCGGCGGCGCCCGGCGGGCCGATGATCTTCAGCGTGCCGGTCGCCCCCACCCGGCGGACGATTTCAACGGCCGCGGCCACCGGCACGCTGAAGGTGGTACCGGTCCCGGCGAGCGCACCGGCGGTGACGCCGAAGAAGCTAGTGGCGTACTTCCCGGACGCCGTGACGATGCCCATCGGGAGCCCGGCGCGGAGGGCGAGGGTGTCGTCGGCGTTGCCCGGGTCGCGGGACTTCGCCCCGTCGATCGTGCCGCCGCCCGGGAGCCAGACGAAGTTCCCGTCCTGGCTGACGATGCGGTGACTGATCGAGCTGCGGGTGCCGATGCCGGGGCGGCCGAGCAGGACAGCAGTATTCACGGGAGCGGCTCCGGGGTCGGGGGTTCGAGGTGTCGCCGACATGGGTCCGGAAACTCCGGACCCATGTCGGCGACGGCCGAGGGTTACTTCTTGCCGGCGACGGCCGCGGCCTCGCGGGTCGGCCCGAGGAGGAAGTTGGTGGCCTCCTCGTCGGCCTTCTTCCCGTCGCCCCGCAGCTCGTCCGGGGGGTCGATCTCGGTGACGGACAGGTCGCGGGCGTCGGTGCGGCCGTCGGGCTTCCAGGCCGAGTGCTTCGGCAAGTCCTCGTACGCGGCGATCCGGTCCGCCAGCGGGTTCCGGTACAACTCGCCATCGGTGGTGAACGACATCTCGACGGTCTTCACCTGGTTCATCAGCTTCACGGCGGTCGGCCGGGCGACGCGACCAGTGGCCAGCAGCTTGTTCACCCGAGCGCCCAGGTCGCGGCGCGTCATCTTGCGGAACGGGCCGACTCGCTTCTCCGACATGAGCATCGGCGCCCCGGGCGCGTTCGCAGTGGCGTCGGTGCCGGCGACCGCGTCGTCGAGTTCGAGATCCGGGTCGGTGTCCCCGCCGCCGTCGAGGTCGCCGCCGGCCTTGATGGCGATCACGAGGCCCGTCTCGTCGGTCACCTCTTGGGGGATGTTGAACCCCTTCTCGCGCAGGGCGTCGATCACGTCGGCCAGCGTCTTCGCGCCGGTCTTCTTGCCGTCGCCGTCCACGGGCTTCTTCGGGTCGTCGGGCATCGCATCGCCTCCGGGCTGGAAACTCAGGTACAGGGGTCGCCCCCGGGACAGCTCGAACGGCTTCTGCCAGAACTGGACCGGGGTCGGGGTCGCCGCGACGTGGGCGATCGTCAGCCCGCGGTACTCCCCGCCCTTCGAGTCCGAGTAGCCCGGGCACACCTTCGGGCTCACGAACCGCGTCTTTCGCAGCTGCTCCAGGTCGCGCTCGTCCTCGCCCTTCAGCCGCAGGTCGAGCCCGCCGCGGCCGTTCAGCCGGCGCCCGACGACGTGCCCGAACGTGTACTTCGCGTAGGCCGCCTTCCGGGCGTCGGTGTCGCCGGCCTCGACCTTCACGTGCTCCCACACGCCGGGGAGGCTCACCCCCCGCGACAGCATCCGGCCCACGTTCTTGAACGCGGCCCGGATGTCCCGCGGGGTGAACTCGAACCAGTCGCCGTGCCGGTCGCGCTGGCGGCCCGGCAGCAGCACCTCTTTCCACTCCTCCCACGCCATGAGCAAAGTGTCGCTGGTACGCCCGGGGGGTCGGGGCGTACCCGGTAGGCTGGGCGACACGAAAGGGGGTGGGTCATGCTTCCGAGGCACGAAAAGCAGGCGGTTGCCCGGTACGGTCGGGTGAAGCTGCCCGACGAGAAGGTGTTGGAGGTGTTCCGACGCAGACTCGCGGGCGCGACCCTTCAGACCATCGCGGCGGAGTTCGGGATTCACTTCGTCTACGTTCAGGCGGTCGTGAAGGGCGACGCCAGGGCGACGGCGTTCCCCGATCACCCGCTCCGCCTGAAGTGCGTTTCGGCCGAGCGAGAGAAGCGAGAAGCGTACCGGCGACGATCGGTGGAGTTGCACGCGCCGGGGGTGGGCTACGACGCCGCGGTCCGCGACTACCGCCGCGGATACAGCCTGCGGGCCGCGGCCGCGCGACACGGCCTGACCTTCAACCACCTCCGCCGCGTGTGCATCCGGCGACGGGTCAAACTCCGGGCGCCGTCCAAGCGGTCCAAGTTCTGCCACGACTCGAAGGGGGCGACCGATGGCTGACATCTTCTGGGTCGGCCGGCAGCGCCGGCGGGCCATGACTCGCACGCTCACGGTGACGACGGCCGACACCGGCGACACCATCACCGTCACCACCGGCGGGACGAAGTCCGTCGTGGTGACGCCCTCGACGACGAACACCACGACGACGGCCGCGGAGATCGCGGCGGCGTGCGAGGCGAGCGAGGAGCCGGAGTTCGAGGAGATCACCTGGACGAGCGCGACGAACGTGGTAACCGCGGTCGGCCCGGAGGACGGCGCCCCCATCACGATCAGCAAGACGGACGGCGGGACGAACGCGACCGTGCTGGCGACGACGGTGGCGGCACTGTCGCCGAACGACCTGGGCGACGCCGCGAACTACGCCGGCGCGGCGCTGCCGGCGAACCTCGACCGGCTGGTGTTTCAGGACGGCAGCGTGCCGGTGCTCTATAACCTGGCGGCGTTCACGGGCGTCACGTACACCGTCCTGCGCCGGGACACGTACATCGGCGCCATCGGCCTCGACGACGTGAACCCGAACGGTTACCCCGAGTACCGGCCGACGCACCTGGAGACGGCCGGGGCGACGATCGAGATCGAGGGCACCGACCGCGACGCGCCCGGGCAGTTCCGATTCAAGAGCACGGCGGGCGGCGCGGTGACGGTGACGATCCGCGGCGGCGTGCCGGCCCCGATCGGCGAGGAGGTCGTCGAGGTGTACGCCACCGGGGCGGCGAGCGTGTACCAGATCGCCGGCGGGGCGCTCGCCATCGCCCCGAACGTCGGCCAGACGGCCACGGTCGGCACCCTGACCGCGACGGACGCCAGCCTCCGCATCGGGTCGGGGGTGACGCTCGGCAGCGTCGCGGGGACGCTCCTACAGGACGTGACGGCCTTGATCCTGTCGAGCTGGTCGAACGGGCTGACGCTGGACGGCGGCGAGGTGACGGTCGGCGGGGCCGGGACGGGGGCGCTGACGATCGACGGCGGCCGGCTGGTGTGGCGATCGACCGCGAACCCGGCGAACTCCCCGACGGTCGCCAGCGGCGGGACGCTCGACCTGACGCAGGCGCCGAAGGTGCTGACGATCGGCGGGACGGTGTCGCTGTACGCCGGGGCCACCCTCGACGACCGGAACGGCCGCGGGGGGAACTACGCCGCGCAGTGCGTGCGCTGCACCCCCCAGGAAGTGAACTGGCTCCTGCCGAACAACAAGACGCTCACCCTGAGCTAACCCGGCCCCACCTCGAAAGGCGTGTCGGCCTCGTCGATCGGCTCCCCCGGCCGGCCGATCGACTCCCGCTCCATCGTCGCCCGGGCGGCCCGCAGGTTGCCCACCACGTCGGTCGGGGCGGACTCCCAACTCGCCGCGACCGACGGCAGCACGGTCGCGGGCGCAGAGCACTCGGCGAGCAGTTGCTCGAACACGTCATTCGCATCGACAACCCCATCCGGCAACCGCAACACCGGCACGGGCGGCCGCCGAGTCTCCTTCATCGCGTGCCAGGCCGGGTACGCCGCGGCGAGCGCGGGCGGGCCGTGGCGGGGCACAGGCCGGGCGATCGCCCACGACGCCGGCACAACTTCCGGCCGCAGTACGTGCGGGGTGACGACGACCCGCAGCGACAGCAGCCGGTGCCCCGTGAGCGCGATCCGCAACTCCGGCGGGTGGTTCGTCACCCGCACCCCCTCCACCTCCACCCTCGTCAGTTCCGGCAGGCGGTCCAGCTGCGCGGCCCCGCAGTACGCCGCGCCGACCGATTCGAGCGACGGGGCGATGATGACCCGCTCCTCGGGGTGAGCGCGGCGCATTACGGCGATCAGGTCGCGGAGGCCGTCCGCGGTCGGCGCCGGGACGCTGATGCGGATGACGCCCTCGTCGGCCGCGTGCGCCAGCAGCACGAACACCACCCCGGGCCAGCGGCGTTCGAGATACTCCCGGGCCATGTCGGACGTGAGGCCCATGTCGCCCGGCTTGAACTCCCGCCCGACGAGCCAGTGCCCGGCGACCGACTCGTCCATCCAGTCGAACAGGCCGACGCGCGGCGGGCCGTCCCGCATGTCGAGCAGGCTGGGGGCCATCAGGTCGCCGTGCGCCAGCCAGTGAGCGGCGCGGAACATGACGTGAACGTCCGGCGGCATCATCACCAGCCGCGATTCCCGGAACCGCCGGCCCGTAAACCACCCCTTCGCCATGATGAACCTCCCCCGGTTACTCGGCCCCTTCGAGCCGGTCGAGCGTCGCACGGATCGCGTCCTCATCCCACATCGTCGGCCATCGCCCGGGCGTCTCCACCTCGACGACCCGCCGCGGCAGGAGGCTGTGGGACATGAGCACGCCGGCGTCGGTCACAAGCACGCACCCGCTGACGGCGTAGTGCCCGGCGTTGTAGGCGTCCCACTGACGCGGGAGAACCAGCACCACGTCGGCCATATGGATCCCCTCGGGTGTCGATTCTACCCGCGCGGGCGAGCCCGGGGCGATGTCGGGGCGTCCGCACCTACCGCCCCCGCCGTCGGCGAGCCAGCCCCCGCCGTCGCACTGCGGCCGCCGACAGGTCGAAGGTGACGACTTCCGGCCACTCGGCGGCGAGCAGCCCGAGTTCCGTCCGGGCCGACCGATCGCCCCACGCGGCCGGCAGACGCACGACGTTGCGGCCACGCAGCCGGTAGAGTCGTTCGTCGCCCTCCCGCGTCCCGATCAGGTAAATCAGCCGCGTCGTCAGGCGGACCCGTTTCACCGGGTGCGCGGCCAGCAGCGCGTCCCCGTGCCGCACCCACGCCTCGGCCGACACCTCGCACGCCTCGACGAACCCGCGTCGCCACGTCACCTGAATGCTCCCGATGCCGACCGGGACGCCGTCGCAGCCGACCAGGTCCCGGAGAGCCCGCTCCTCTGCGATCAACTGGCACCCGAGACACCCTTCAACCGGCTTGGCCGCGTGCGTCGCTGGTTCCTCGATCCGCTCCAACGCCACCTGGCACCGGACGAACGCCGCCCGCTCCGCGCGGCCGTAGTCGTCGCACCAGTCGGCGTAGACGAGCCGCGGGGTGTCGTCGTCGGGGTGGGCGCGGACGGCGGCGAGCAGGGCGGCCTCGTCGGTCACGAGCTACTTCCCGGTCGGCGAGTGCGTGAACGGCGCCTTCCCCCCGCCGACGGCCCCGACCCGCGGCCGCATGTCCACCGCGTAGCTCAGGATGTCGACGAGGTCGTCGTGGGCGTCTTCGTTGGTGCCCGCGAACTGGAGCAGCTCGTTCAGCACGTCGTCGAGGGGGAAGCCGGGGACGGCGGTCGGGTCGGGGAGCCAGAGAGAGCCGGCCTCGGCCAGGATGAGCGCACCCTGGGCGTGGGCGAGCTTGTCCAGCCCCTTCGGGTCCAGCGGGATCGCGGCCAGGTGCTGGCGCTGGGCGAACTGGAACAACGCCCGGTTCGACGCCACGGCCTCCACGCCGATGCTCTTGAACTTGTGCCGCGCGTACACCTCCTCCAGGAGCTTCGGCTGGTCGGGGATTTCGAGCCGCTTCGCCACGCAGTCGAGCCAGAGGAGGTCGCCCCGGGGGCTGTTCGCCCACACGCCGACGGCGGTCCGGTCGGCCGTCCGCTTCGCCGAGGCGGCGCCGTCGGCCGTGGCGAAGCGCGGGGTGCCGGTGAGCTTGAACCGGTACGGGCCGCGCTCGTCTTCGAGCACGACGAAGTCCGGGCTCGACGGGTCGCGCCGCCACCGCCGCTTCAGCCACGCGGCCTTGAACCGGTAGCCCTCCTTGCTCATCGGGTCTTGCTGATGCTTGGCCCGGTAACCGCTCGTCCCGAGCCGCTTCACCGCGGCGGCCTTCTGCTCGGGGCCGAACTGGTCCGGCCGCAGGAGCTCGCCCTCGGCCTTCCGCGGGTCGGTCCAACCGGTCGTCATCGTCCGCCGGCGCGACGGCTCGAACTCCTCGGGGATGCACAGCTCCTCGAACTCGCCGGTCTCGCGGACGTGCCCCAGCAGGTCGCTCTTGTGCGTCCGCTGGCCGATCAGCACACGGCGGCCGGTCTTGAAGTCGATGACGCGGTCGTAGATGGCCTGGTCCCACCGGTTGTTGATCTGGTTCCGGTTCGCCTCGCCCTGCACCTTCTCGGCGTCGTTGGCGTCGTCCACGCAGATGATGTCGCCCTTCTTGCCGGTCGCCGTGGCGAACATGCTCATGCTCTGCCGGTGGCCGGCCCGCTCGTTCTCGTACCAGGTCTTCGTGTTCTGGTCGGTCGTGATCTTCACCGCGTCCGGGTAGTGGAGCCGGTACCAGTTGGATTCGAGCAGGCGGCGGCAGGCCATGGACTCGCGCGTCGCCGGCTCGTCCGAGGTACTGAAGAACAGCCAGCGGCATTCCGCCCACCGGTCCGGGAGCCACGTCCACGCGGGCCAGAATACGTCCACCGTGCGGCTCTTGGTGCAGCCCGGCGGGATGGTGATGAGCAGGTTGTTGATCTGCCCGAGGGTCACCGCTTCGAGGTGCTCGCAGATGGCGTCGAGGTGCCAGCCCCACACCAGCGGCCGGCCGGGCTCGACCTGGTGCCAGGACGCGCGGAGGAAGTCACTCAGCCGGTGCCGGCCCTTCTCCGCCAGCCGCCGGTTCTGCTCCGCCTCCAGCCCCGCCGCCACCTGCCGGGCCGCCTCCACCGCCGAGCGCTGCCGCCGCTCGAACTCGCTCTTGAGCCGCTGCAAGTCGAGCTGCCAGGTCGGCGTCGGAGAGGCCGCGGAGCTCGTCGGTGTGGTGGTCATGTTGGATCGCCTTCCCGCCCGGCCCCGAGTGCTCGTGCTTGTGCAGGTCCTCGAACATCCCAAGGTGCCGGGCCACGTTCGCCATCGCGGCGAGCTGGTCGTGCAGCTTTACCTCCAGCCCGTCCTTCGTCACCTTCACGCCGGCGTACAACGCGCGGGCCGCGGGGGAGAGGTTGCGGGTGTCCTTCGCGTGCGCCACCCCGACCCCGTCGCCGCAGCACTCCGGGCACCGCGGGTTCGGCGGCCGGGTGTGGTCGAAGCCGTCGCCGCCGGCCTCGTCGAACCGCGGCGGGGCGGGCTTCCGCTGGGCAGCGGCCTTACGCCGCTCGGCGGCGTGGGCGGCCCGGTCGCTCGCCATCTCGCCGGGGGTCCGCTGGTGGCCGAAGCCATCCCCCCAGCAGTGCCGGCAGCACGTCCGCCGGTACTCGATCAGCTCGTTCGCGTCCGCCGTGGCGATCAGCCACCACCGGCTCAGGACCGCCGCCGCGGTAACGCCCGTATCCTTCGACCGCTTCGCCACCAGAGCGGCCACGGCCTCCTCGACCCCCCTTTTCCCTAGCAGTTGCCCCCCGATCTTGTCGGCGTTCGAGGGGCTGTAGCCGGCCCGGATGGCGGCCTGCGTTGCGTTCAGGTCGACGAGGTACTCCTCGGCGAACCGCTGCTGCTTCGGCGTGATCTTCCGCATGTGGCACCCCGCCACGATCGTAGCCGGAACGCCGTGCGGGCCGGCCGGGTGAGGCCGGCCGGGTGAGGCCGGCCTCACCCGGCACGGGTGGGCTTTCCGCACCATGAATCACGCTGCGGCCGCTCCGGCCGGGTGCAGAGCCGACGCCGCTTCGCGCCACGAAATCACCGTGCGAAGCATAACCACTGGTCGGATCGGGCAGGTTAGCGGGCTAAACGTCAGTTGTTGCACCGACACTGGAGTGGGGCGGTTGCGATGTCATAAAGTGTTGATTTTAAATAGTTTGCGTCTCACAAAGCCCGCAGGTGGGGGCATGTCTCACTGCATTCTCAGAGGTTCTCTGTCATAATTTTCTCATCAAGACTGCCCTCGTCGGGACGTCTTGGCCTCTTCCGGATCAGAAAGAGGCCGTTCGAGTCTGAAATCCTGAGAGGGGAGGCTCGAAAAGCACACCGCCGGGGGTGTACCCCGGCGGCGGTTCCCAGGTCGGGTTCGGCGGTGACTCTTGGCAGGGCTCCCGCCGAGCCTTCGTAGGAGACAGTGTCATGATGCCGGACAACGCGGCGAAGGGCAACCCCGGTAGGGCCGGGGGGCCGGACTCGGTGCGCGCTGGGCACTGGTCGGGGTGGCGGTGGAAGCTCGCCGAGCTCGTCGGGATGCTGACGATCCACGCCGCACTGGCCTGGTGGAAGTAGCACGCCCGGCTCACCGGCCGGTCACTCGGACCGACCGGTGAGCTGCTCATGCCCCGCGAGCCGCGTTCTCGAACCGCATCGCCTTCTTGCGGTACATCACGGCCACGTCGCCCGTCGGGCCGTTGCGGTTCTTCTCCACCAGTAACTCGATCGTGAGTACGGGCTCGGTGTCGGTGTCGTCGGGGTTGGGGTGGTGGATCAGCACCACCTTGTCGGCGTCCTGCTCCAGGTTACCGCCCTCGCGGAGGTCCGACATCTTGGGGCGGCCGTCCGCCCGGTCCTCGGCCTTCCGGCTCAGCTGGGCGAGCGCCACGACCGGGACGCCCGCCGACCGGGCCGCCGCCTTCAGGGCCCGCGAGATCTCCGCGATCTGCTCCACGCGATTCGCCCGCGGGTTCGTCGGGGTGATGAGCTGGACGTAGTCCACGACGACGAGGCCGACCCCCTTCCGCCGCACCGCCCGGCGGATCACGGACGCCACCTCGGCCGGGGTCACCGCGGCCCGGTCGTAGATGTACACCGGGGCCGCGCCGGGGACCGGGGCCGCCGCCCGGGCCAGGGCCTCGGCGTTCTCGGCGGACACCCGCCGGGTGCCGGTGAAGGACTGCATCGGCACCCCCGACAGCATCGCCAGCTGGCGGTCCGCGATCGCCTGCCCGCTCATCTCCAGCGACACCATCAACACCGCCGTCCCCGCCCGCGAGACGTTCGCCGAGACCGTCAGCCCGAGCGCCGTCTTCCCCTTCGACGGCCGGGCGCCGACGAGGATCAGTTCCCCGGGGCTCAACCCGCTCAGGACCGCGTCCAGGTCGGTCAGGCCGGTCCGCAAGCCTTCGGGCTCGCCCCCGCCGTCGATGATCTCTAGCCGCCGCCGGATCAGCTCGGCGTCCGTCACGAGCTCGCCGACGGCCCCGAGCTCGGCCACCTCGGCGAACAGTTGCTCCGCCCGGGCGGCGACCTCCTCGGCCGGCCGGGCCTGCTCGGTCGCCAGGGCGGCCACCTCGACCGCCACCTCGACGAGCCGGCGGTAGACCGCGAACTCCCGCACCCGGCGGGCGTGGCCGACGGCCGCCTCGGGGTCGCCGACCGCGTCCCGGCAGGCGACGAGGTAGCGGTAGTCTTCCCCCTTCTCGACCCCCCGGCCGGCGGCCTTCAGCCGGCCGTGGACGGCCACCGGGTCGCCGGGCTCGTTGGCGGCCCGGGCCTCCCCGATCGCGGCGAGGATGTGGCGGTGGTTCTCGAAGTAGAACTGCTCGGGGCCGGCCAGCTCGCGCACCTCGTCGTACAGACTCGGGTCGCGCAGCAGGCACCCGATCAGGTACTGCTCGACGCGCTTGTCGTAGGGGCTCCTCGGGGCGGTCGTATCGATCACGGTTCGGGGTCTCCTGGGTGGGGGTCGGGCGGGCGGCCGTGCGGGCCGCCCGGGGGGTCTGTGGCGGCCATCGGCAGGTCCGGCCGGGCCATGTTGCTCTCGACGTCCGCGGCGACCCGCACGGGCCGCAGCGGCACGGCCTGGGGGCGGCCGGCCCGGAGCTTGCCGATGTGGTTCTGCAACTCCACCGGCGTCGGCCGCTCGCGCCGGTCCTTCGCCGCCCACGTGCAGATCGCGTGGAACTTCCGGCCGAACTCGCGGACCTCGTCGGGCGTGTACGGCGGGTCCGCCCCGGCCAGCGACGCCGACACGGACCCGAGGAGAGCCCCGGTCAGCGCGGGGTCACTGCCGGTGACCTCGGCCACGGCGTCGAACCGCGGGTTGCGCTCCCGGGGCTTCGGCGTCTTGGGCGGGCGGGGTTCGCGGGGGGGCCGCGACCGCCGGGGTGGTGCGGCCGGCGGTGGATCCGAACTCCCCTCCGTCCCCCCCCGTTGCGGGGGGTTAGGGGGGTATTTATACCCCGTCCGGGGCTGGTTGATCTTTTCTTCCGCCGACGGATCGGTGACCCTGTTCGGGGTGGCGAGCGGAGGGCTCGCCGTCGCGTTCGGGAGTCACGGATGGCCGCCTGGTTCCGCC